GCTTGATGCGGGCGTATTCAACTATGTCGAAAAATATGTGCGAACAAAGGGAAATGCGCCGGACGGGCTATACTGTTACAATTTTTGCCTCGATACGGACCCGTTTGTATTACAACCTTCGGGGGCGCTAAATACGAGTAAATTTTCGAATGTACAGTTTGAGTTTACTACATATTATCCACCGCTTGACCCACAGGCTAAATTTTTGACGATTTGCGATGGAGCAAGAGACCCACTTACAGGTGAGCCGATACCAATTGGGGTTAATAAACCAGTGTGGCGTATATATGATTACAATTATAATTTAGTAATATTGGAAGAGCGGTTTAATATTGTCACATTTATGTCGGGCAATGTCGGACTTATGTATGCTAGATAATTTGGGGGAGGGGCACTCAGTGCTTCAGACAAGTGACGTATTTAGTTGTTGTGATACTTGGACAAATGTAGTACATAGGGGTATATGCTTAATACATGAGGCATTTATATAAGTACAAGTGCTTCTCAGCCCTCCCAGAAAATCGAGGACGGTATTTTCAAGAGGGCCGCGATATGGGACACGAATGACGCGGCCTTCGGATGCGCGATAGTTGTCCATCCCACCATAATGTTTATCCATAGCATGCGATGAACTCATCCCATAAAACAATTTACTTTGAGAGCCGTCGGGATTGGTAATAAGATCGCCAGGATTTTCATCGTGTCCGGAAAAAACGCCACCAGCCATAACAAAATCGGCACCTCCACCAAATGCCTTTGCCATATCGCCAGGACAAGTAATTCCGCCGTCGCCTATAATGTGCCCGCCTACACCATGGGCGGCATCGGCGCACTCCATAATTGCTGATAACTGTGGCATACCAACTCCCGTTTTCATACGTGTAAGACATGCGCTACCGGAACCAATGCCTACTTTAACGACATCTACGCCTCCATTAAGAATAAGTTCTTCTACGATTTCACGCGTCACGACATTTCCCGCGACGATGATTTTATCGGGATAAGCTGCGCGAACACGTTTACAGAAATCAACGAGCGACTTTATATATCCATTGGCGATGTCTATACAAATCCAGTTACATTCTACGCTGGCGAGAATACGAGTGAGGCGGGCGAAATCCTGCTCTTGTATACCGGTTGACACCATAAAATAGTCGGGGTTGAATGTCATGGAGTTTTTTTCCTGATAATTTGTAAAATCGGCCACATCATAGAATTTGTGTAGAGCGGTGATAATTTTGGATTTTGATAAAGTGCTGTAAACGTCGAATGTACCTACTGTATCCATATTCGATGCGATTATGGGGATACCATCCCATGATTTTAGGGATATGCGATTCTTGAATTTTATAGTTCTTTTAAGGTCAACAGCGGAACGTGTATTGATAGTGGAGCGCTTGGGGCGGATTAGAACATTATGAAAATCTAATTTTAGACCTTCTTCGATTTTTGTCATTTTAGTTATGTATCTGTATGTACGTTATATATATTATAGTAAATAGTTTTTAAATGTATATTTTACATTTTATAACGGTTTTTGGAAATATACAAATAATATACGATTAATATATGAATAATATAAAATGTTATAATATATTATACTCATTGTAATATATTATGGTAGGATATACAAATTTATTTAAAAATGCATTTAGTATAAAAAAAAAAATTAGAGAACCATTTGATTTTTCTGAACTAGATGGTGGAGGTAGTGATAGCGAAAGTACGGGAGACACAGGCTCTACTGGTGGTAGTGGCGGTGGGGGAGGGTTTTTCGGTAGTGGTGGATTTTTCGGTGGTGGAGGTGGTGGAGGCACAGGAGCCACAGGGTCTACCAGCGGTGGTGGTGGTGGCGGTGGTGGTGGCAGCAACAGTAGCTGGTTTGGTGGCGGTCTAGGTAACATGATGGACGGTGGCAGCAGCAGCGGCACTACGGGCACTACGGGCACTACAGGCGCCACTGGTAGCACAGGGGCTAATAATATATTCTCATCATTGGGGATACCGGGGTTAGGCAATATGTTTAGTGCTTCTGGAATACCCGGTGTTCCAGGTACGGAAACCAATTCGACGATATCAAGTCAGGAAGTAGAATTAGCAAATCAACTATTTACATATGTTATACATATTTTAGTATCAATAGTGTTAACCTATTTATGGGGTGTTTTCGGCGCAAACGCTTTATTTCTCGTAACGTCATCGGCAAATGATAAAGATTTTATTTTCCCTACAAAACCGTATAGTTTACCATATTGTGACCAAAAAAATACCGACAGTTGTATGTTTGGGTATGGATTCCCATATGATTTATCCGCACGTATGTGTAATTCGAATGAGCAAATATTATACGTTATTGAAAAAGAAGTAAAAAATATAAATATATTAACCGCTTTTAAAGATGGGAGTAGCGGGGATGGTGTTTCTGATGCTTTATTTAATTATATATTTAACTCTGTATATGGCGGGCTAGGAAGAGGTGGTCGTTCTTTCTCCAAAATGATACTAAATATGTTTAATCCAACCGATGGCAAAATATCTCCATCTTCAAATACATGGAGTCAAATGAAAGCATCTCCACTAAGACGAGTTCTAATATTTCTCATTTTTCCATTAGCTCTTGTATACTTTTTAATACCGACAATGGGTTTTGTTGCGGGAATAATGGGGGCTATTTTTGGGATATTAAACAATCATCCTTTTTGGGGCATGTTATTTTCACTTATATTTGGAATATTCATATTTTTTGGTAATGCGATATGGATGTCGCTACAAACGGTGTACTTTTTTGGTTACTACCCTTGCGCCACTGTTGAAGTTGATGAAAAGAACAGATACAATGAAATTTTTCTTACAATTAAACCATACTTGATGAACATATTTTATTGTTTTATCGTATACTTTGCGTTTTTAGACCTTGGTGGAGGTATTGGTATGGGAGTAGCATTCATCGCAATAGTTGCCGCAATAACAGGATGGGTATAAATAGAGACTTTAGATGTTCTATATTTTTCGATATTTTCGATATTTCAATATTTCGATATTTTCGATATTTCGATATTTCGATATTTAATAAAAAGAGGTTAAAAGTAATAACTGTAATAATTGTAATATTATTATAATTATTATAATTATATATTAATAGTGCGATAAAATGGCTCGGAATAAAAATAAGCAGAATTCTCCCACTACTACCACTACTAGTACCCTACCCTTTGTTAGCGTATGTACACCTACATTTAACAGGCGACCTTTTATTGAAATGATGATTGCTTGTTTTAACAGCCAAGATTACCCAAAGGATCGTATGGAGTGGATAATAGTAGATGATGGTTCTGACCTGATTGAAGACATGGTGGCGCAGCACCCAAGTGTTAAATATTTCAAGTATGACAAGAAGATGACGCTTGGGAAGAAGCGAAACATTATGCATGATAAGGCAAAGGGGGATATAATCGTTTATATGGATGACGACGATTTTTATCCACCGGACCGTGTATCGCATGCTGTTGAGCGTTTGATGGCAAATCCAGGGGCTTTATGTGCAGGGGCGAGCGAGATGTACATATATTTCAATGACAGGAAAAAAATGGTTCAGTTTGGGCCGTATGGTAAGGCACATGCTACGGCGGGGACGTTTGCTTTTAGGCGCGCATTATTGAAAGATTCGAGATATAACGAGGATGCATGTTTAGCAGAAGAGCGAGAATTTCTTAAAAATTATACGGTGCCATTTGTTCAGTTGGAACCGTTGAAAACGATTCTGGTATTTTCGCATTCACATAATACGATGGATAAGAGAATATTGCTGGATGATATAGATAAAAATGGTGGTAACGAGTATATAAAATATAGCAATAAGAAAGTTGGTGACTTTATAAAGGATGCGAAGATAGTAAAATTCTTCATAGAGGATTTAGAGCGGGCATTGGCTGATTATAGCGCCGGGGACATAAATATGAAACCTGATGTAATGAAACAGATAGGAGAAATTGAGAAAAAGCGTAAAGAAATTATGGCAAAGAATGCCGTGGGGGCAGGGGCAGGTACAACATTAACATTTCATGAAGATGGCAAACCAGCACGCCAATTAAATTTGAGCGAAGTTGCTGAGGTGCTGACGAAACAGGAAAAACAGTTGTCACAATTCCAGAATTTGAAAGATTTATACGGGAGTACAATCAGAGAAAATATAAGATTGAAGGAAATAATAGAGGACCAACAAAAAATTCTAGATGAGAAAAATGTGTTAATTGTTGAATTAGAGGCAAGGGTGGCGGCAAATAGTGATGTTATATTGGTGAATATAGATGAGTAGATGAGTATGCGGATACGCGGATACGCGGATATGCGAATGTGATATGTGCGCGGGATATTATAGTTTTAAAAACTGCTTAAAGAAATTATAATAAATATAGTTATCACAGAACAAAGTTTCGTCGAGTTACACGCGTGTTTGTTAGCATAGTCAAAATGGTAAAAGATTGGGATAATCTTCAGCAGTATGAGACTCATGACCCGACCAAGCAGGGGGAGCAGTATTATGTGGATGACGATGCGCATTCAAAGAATAGCAGAGACAAAAGAGGTGGTGCGAAACGTCGTTTTTACCCTTCGAATGTACAGGGGAAGTTTATTGTAAACGCAATTACGGGGGTCGCGTATCCTTGGCGAGTGGGATCCATTTATGAGGATTTATTGTGGAAGGTGTGCGATGCGAGTGGGCGACGGGGGAAGTATGACCCGGATATGTATTTTTATGATTCACCGAAACAGGCGATTAGTCATAGGCGGTACAAGGCGGATGTGTATTCAGAGGAGACGTTGGATTGGTGGAAGGGGAAAGTGGCGAAGATGACAAAGCTGCTTGAGAGCGAGGATTAATGATGCGATATGAGGAGAGGGTGATTAAAATATAACATATTGCGATATGCGATATATGTTATATTTTGTGATAATAGAAACGCTACAGACATCTTCTAAATCTCTTATTTAAAGTATAGCAAGATTATATTTTGGTATGTTTTAATGCTATTGTGGGTTTTAACTGAAACTACAACCCTCGTTTGATATTACAAACCAACAATTTAAAGTGCTATTCCAAATCATCTCAACAGCAGAATTAACATTCGTTAAAAGACAATTTGTAGAAACACTACTACTTTGATTACGGAAGACATTTCCGCCACCATTAATCGTTATACCTACATTTTGGTCGTAGTAATAAAACAAAAACCCAGCGGAAGTTTGAGCGTTAGTAGCAAATAAAGTATTAGAACCATTATAAGCAACGCATTCCCAAGAAGAACCAATAGGTAGGTTAGGGTTATATTGGGTTGTATCCGCCCTAATATAACTACCTTCATTTGTATAATACACACCAGTAGTAGGAATAAGTTTAATAAAATTAATAGGAAATGAAGGAGAAAAGAGATAATTGTTTAAATCCCAACTCGATCCATTCCAAAAAATATATATTCCGTAATTATCCGTCCAAGACATCGAAATCACCGGATTAGTAAAACTACCACCAACTAAAACCCCACTTGAATAAGAAATAACAGAAGAAACAGGAGCATTTAAAGTTGTTCCAATACTGAAATAAGAACTTACATCGTATCCAAATGAAGTTCCAAATGTAAATATATAAGGAATAGTAACAGGAGTAGAGGAAACTTGAAGATTTGTAAAACTACCACCAACTACAATAAAGTTTGAGTTCACAGTATCTTTCGTAATAGATAATACATCACCTCCAAAAAAACCATTACCACTTACATTACTAAAAGAGTAAAAAGTAGAACCAGCGTAATCAAGCGTAATCCATTTTGGATAAACCCCACCAGAAAGCGTAAAATAGTCGTCAAACGCACCACCGATATACAAGCAAGAATTAGCAGGATTATCATAAATAGTATATACAGGAGCATTCATTCCAGTAAAACTTCCTGTAATATCAAAAGAACTATACCCTGTATTTTGAATACCAACCAAATAATTATAAGAAAACCCAGTAAAATCACCACCAACCGCCATCAATTGGTTAGAATTATAAGGGCAAAAAACCCTAATTCTACCACCATACGAACTCTGTAAAGTCCAATTAGCACCGCCATCACTACTATAATAAATATTACCGATTTCTGTTCCAACCCAAAACTTTCCGTCCCAACTATCGTAGGAAGCAGTTATATTTTCTACACCACTATTAAAACCATTTGTAGTGACTAATGGTGCTTGTAACCATTCGGCAGTTTTACCCAAACTAAAAGCAACATATCTTAAATTGTTTTCCAGAGTAGCGGTAG